GCTTAGGGCTTTGTGAATCCAAGGATACTTGGCGTTGCCATGGCGAAATAGGAAGCCCTATTTCATTTTAAGGATTAGCTCCGGTAAATGTACAGTGGGCTTTCTCCGTTTGCCCCAACTTTACCAGTACCAGTCATCTCCAAAGAAACTTCCTGGTTTGCACCCGCAGAAGCTGGATCTTCAAAGCTTACCTGTACAGCAGGGAGGTAGAAACCATACCAGCCATCTACGTTTTTAATCATAAACCCAAGAGCAAATGGAGACTGAGAAAGCTTAAGTGCAAGTGCTTCCCAGTTGTCATCTGAGAGGTATGTGCTGAGAGTGACTTCAACTCCAGCAGTACCTGGGCTGTAGTCCTTAGGGGCAATTTCACCAATACAGTTTTGAACTGAAAGGTTGTTATTAAGAGTCAAACCTACTGACTGAATACAGAAGTCAACGTCACCGAATGTGCCACCAAGGGCTGAAGCGATGATTGGCATATCGATAGAGCCGTTCATCGAGTTGGTAGTAGCAGGTGGGTTAATTGTGCGAGCGTTGGTGATAAACTCAGAAGCCTGGTCTGCTGGCTCATAGCGAGTACCAGCAAAAGTAAACGAGCCGTTTACTATTTCACCGTAGTTAACTTCAAGGTTCATGGTGTCTACCATCATGCCCTTGTAGTTGATTGCTTTGTTAGTGAGGTCTAGGAAAGCCTTTTCGATAGAGAAAGACTTTTTAGTAGTACCTACAGCTAATCGATCTGCACGTTTGTAAGTTGTGGCAGTTGCAACTTCGTCCACTACTGGGCCGTTAGCTTCGTTGAATGAAACTCGAACTACTGTAGGAGAAACAACTTCCAAAACCTGGGCTTGAGTATTGTTAACAGAGTTTACAAAACCGCCAAGAGTGATGAAATCGCCTACGTCCACAGTAGTGTTCCAGTCACCTGAAGCGCGCTCAATAGTTTTAGCAGTAGCGTCAATTTCAAGATCGACAGTCTGAAGTGCTTGAGTGTCCCATGTGTTGAACATGGCAGATTGCATGAATTTTTCAAGCTGGCTTTCTTTGGCCAATTCAAAATTCAAGTCTCCACCAAGCTCAAGACCAGTAACAACTTGGCCAGAAGGTAATCGATCTGCGCGAATCTGCTGAGACTCTGCAGTAGAAGGTGTGCCCGAAAGTGATTCACTAATGAATCGAGCAGTATCAAAATCTCCAGCAATAGGAGTTGTACCTAAGACAGACTCTTCAATAAAGGTTACTCGTACTCGGTTACTGCTAGACATATTTGACTCCTTATAGGTCTAAATCATTTTGATAGTTAATTTCAACCACACCGGCCGTATATCCTCCAGAAAAACTTAAGGTGATGCCACCTCCAAAATTTACAGGAGAAACAGACTCTATGAGAATTGTATCCGCAATTCTCATGCCTCGGAAAGCATTTCTAATTGCCTCGCCTCTGGCAAGTATAGAGTTATGGACGTTTAGTTTAGCTATGTCCACGATATGGAGATAGATAACTCCAATCTCCCTGTATTTGCCTCTGGTATTGTTGGCCCCTACGTCCACAGGAACTTCTTCGCTTCCTACGAATTGTACACCGAGCCAAGGCTTTCTTGGTTGTATGCCGTTCTGCGCCAATAGGTCGGGCAATTCTTCAAAGTCTGCGGTAAGATCGACAAGACTCTCATCTGAAAGCTTTTCTTTTAAAAAATCCAGTACGCCATTTCTAACTGTGGTGGAGCTCATTGGAGTATATCCTCTCTGCCTACAATCCCAACCTTACTTATGGAAATAAGTATAGAGGGGTAGAGATATGGTCTGCCATCTTTTTTATAATTTCTTCTGTTAAAGTTATTGTATTTTCTTTTACGCTCTGCGCCTTTAGCTCTGGGTAGGCTGTCCGAGATACCAAAATAGTTTGCAGGGAGAACCTCAAACTTTATGTAAGAGTTTCCTTTATATTTTCTGCTTATGGATCTCCAAGCAAGCTTGTATGCCCCATTAGGGACTTTAACTGTATTAGTTTTTTTCCTGCTACTCTCTTTAGTTACTGCTGCCCTTTTGTTTCTAGTGATTCCATCTCTTTCTAGTTTGTGGGCGTATGGGGCAGTATTAACAAATCTTATCCTATCCCTATCACTAAAATCTTTTACAGTGGCAACCCAGGCCTGGAGTTCTGGGAGAGTCGTAGCAACTACTTTTCCATTATAGGAAACCAAATGACTATTTATGTACTCTCCTGTTTGTACTGGAGAGCGTTCCAAAATTGCTTGAAAGGTATCGAAAAGTATTTGACCAACATCTGCCCTGGCAACGTATTCAATCTTACCTAGTGGGCTTACCGCTTCTTCAGGAAGGCCAATCCTACCATCTACTCGAGTCACAGCATTTTTATCAAACCCTCTACCCTCTTCCTGTCTTCTGGCATCTGTGGCTATGGTGATAAGTGCAGACTTAGTAAATCTGAGCAAGTCTTCAAACGTGTAAGTTCCATCTAAATCTGATTCTAAATTCCACTTGGGTGACTTCTTGCCACGCTCATCAACAGAAATGTCGAAAGAAATTAGTGGGGCCCCCATTAACTAGTTCTCAGCCTGTAGCCCATAATGGTACCGCCAAAGTCGTAAACTTCTCTTACCTCAGAGATGGTAGAAGTACCTGTCTCAGAGTCATCCAAAATATCCCCTCGCTTTGGCATAGGGAAAGAGACTGAGTTAAGTGCTTCTTTTGAAACCAGAAACTCTTTACCCTCCACAACTATTTCTTCCGGAGCGGATAGGTTTCTGAAATAGTTTGCAGGAGTAATTCTAATCGAGACAGCTTTTATCTCTGTCTCCTCATCCCCAGGACGTTCAATGGTAACACTTCTGGAGTGTAGGTTAATAAGAAAGTTAAATGCGTTAGCAAGCATATTAGCTTACCGAGTAGTAGTCTAGTCTCGAGCTATGCACTAGAGTTCTCTCGCTCCTGTAATAGTCTAAGACGTTCACGTGATTGCCTAGAATAGTTCCGAAAGCTGTCTTCCGGTCGTTGTTCTGGAGAGAGTAGTCAAAGTCAATAGAAATAGCACCTGGGATAGAAAGTCTCTGAATGTCGCTTCCAAAGTTTAAATCTATTCCATTTTTCTTTTTGTTGTATCTTTCCCCAACAATGGAAATAACTGTCTGCTGGATAATTTCTGGGACAGTTGCATACCCTCCCACATAGGTTACTCGGATAATATCATTCCCAGAGTAGAATGAATTGGATCCGTAATACCAACTATCCTGATCTGTTCTTGTGAGAAATCCGCTTTGGGGGTTTAATCTGAAAGTTGTTATTACTTCCCCAACCAAGTCATTTGAGTCTTCGAACTCTCTGACCTCTGTAACAGAGATAACTGGAAAGCAATAAAGTTTTAGTCGTTTGTTTATTTCATTATTTTCTTTGAGCCACTCATCTTTGTAGAAAGTTTCTACATAGTTGGCTTGCTGAAATTTACGAGCGCAGTACGCCTCAACAACTTCTGAAACAAAAGCAATCTGAGAATTTAAAAAAGAGTCGTAGTCTGCAGTAGTTATCCCCAGACTTTCTTTTGTTTTATCTAAGGTTACTAACATAAACTTCCTTTAAGGAATACTCCAGCTTGCTGTATCCATAGACCAAAATAAGTGCCCAGCTACAAACCCAATTAAAAATGGAATAGATGGGTGTCTGTGTGATGCTCGAATAATGTGGGCTGAAATTGATTCGTACTTCCCTTTTTTGAAGATGATGTAAACATCAAATACGGCAATAGCAACCACCAGGGTTAATATGAAAAGTATTGTTAAGTTCACTATGGCCATCCTAGGTGTGTTTTCATTCTTGACACTAGCCAAGAGATTCTTTCAGCACTTAGCCAATGATATGGTTGAGACATATCATCTGGAACACAGTACATCAAACATAGGCAAGCAGTTTCAATATCCCCACTAGCCCCCATATTTATAATGTCTTGAGTAGTTGGAGTCATGTTTGGAAAGCTAACAGAAAGAGCTCTCACTCTGTGGTGCATCCATAATGCTTGTGGGCCGGTTATGCCCTCATCTTTATTCTTCTGTTTAAACTGCATGAAAAGGTTTCTAGCAAATTCAACATTTGATAAATAGTCACCTTTCTGAGAATCAGTCATTGGATACATTATCTGTCTCCTGAGTCTACGTGTCCTACATAATACCAGTCTGCACTTAAATTCCTCTGGTTCAATCCTACAGATTTTTCAATCTTCCACCCAAATCCAAAGGCCTCTGATGGGAGGATTGGAATATTTAGTGGGTTTGTTTCAGTGTGAACTAGGTTTCCATTTATGTAAAACTTTATAGAAGAAACATCCATTTCAATCTCAAATACAGAGTAGTTAACATCTGCAAATACTCCTGAGTCTGCCACACTAAGTAGCCCTGCTTTCGCAGATACGCACTCCCACCTACCTCCGTTTACAGAATCTGTGTATCTAAAGAAAGCACCATTTATAGGGTCACCAGCAAGAGTTGGAATGGTGTTACCAAACCCAGCTCTTACTGAAAACGCATCTACCCCAGTAACTGATAAATTTTCCAGGGCAAGTCTAGCTCCAAAGAAAAGTTTTTGGCTCGATCTATTCCAGATATGGTTAACAGACACAGAACCAACACCCGCCCTGCCCGCTGCAGTTGTACCAGTGTCAGATTGTAGCACCCCTTGAGCATTTTCAGAGGAGTTAATTCCGTAAGTGCCTACCTGAGCAGAGGCACCTGTACCTGTGACCGTAGCCGTCAAGTCACCTAAAGTGGATTGAATAAAATCAGATTGAAACCAATTATATCTATCCATGTTAGGCTTAACAAAAAGACCTCTTCCAATTCTTTGATTGTCTCCAATAGGTATCTGGCTAGCATCATTTAAACTAGTGGTAGGTGTAAGAGTACTTGTTTTAGGTTGGGCGTTTGGTACATTGCTATAGGCAAGAGAGTTCCATGCCGTAACCCCATCTCCAACTTTAAAAACTTTTAAATCTTCGTCATACCCTGCCTCACCCTTGGCTAGTATTGGGTTAGCTGATGCCCAATTAGCAGTAGTATCCGTTCTTAAAATAATTTGTTGCGCCATTTATATTTCCCTGTTGGTTTACTAGAATACTGTAGAGGCATCTCCACCAAAAATTAAAAATGTACCGCCATAAACAGAAAAGGCTCCTCCTCCGTCTACTTGTCCCACGGATGTCTGTGGTCCTGGATCCCCTTGAGGTCCCTGTGGGCCTGGGATAAATCTAGTATCCGTTGTGACGACTCCACACAAAGTAATTACATTTGTGCTCATTATTGAATCCTTTCTTTAACGGTAACTTCTTTTTCAAACTTCCAAATTTTAGTGTCTGACCCATCTTCTATAATTACATCAAAATCAAAAAACCCTGCTTTTAAAGCAGAGGTGTCAGCGTCTGTTAAGTGTAGAATTATGTTAGAGTAGACTGCATCTAATATTTCAACATCTGGGTTAGTTTTTGTAACTAGTACCCCAGCACCATTTTTATATTTTACGTTAATTGTTTTACCTGTCAGATTGTACGGTAGGATAACTCCGTTGCAATCCTTAGTCTGAAGAAAAATAGACAAGTCAATATCGGACCCTT